GGTACAGAAGCATTCTACAACGAAGCCAACACAGTATTCGCAGGAACAATCGGCGACATCGCAAATGTTCGTTCCGACCTATCATTGAACGTCGCTTCAATGACAACTGCTAACACTGGTACTGGCGATTCTACAGCAAACTTCGAAACGAAAGTCATGGCAAACATGGCATTCTCAATCGAAAGAGTGTCTGTAACAGCCAAGACACGTGGTCTACAGGCTTCCTACACAATGGAACTTGCACAAGACCTCAAGGCAATTCACGGTCTCGACGCAGAAACAGAATTGACAAACATTTTGTCAACTGAAATTCTTTCTGAAATCAACCGCGAAGTTGTCCGTACAGTCTACGCAACAGCCAATGTTGGTATCCTAGGCGCATCTTCAGCTGTCTTCAATCTATCAAGCAACACTGATACATCAGGTCGCTGGCAGGTTGAGAAGTACAAGAGCCTCCTATTCGCAATCGAACGCGCAAGCAACAAGATCGCGAAGGATACACGTCGTGGTAAGGGCAACATGCTCATCGTTTCAACCGATGTTGCTTCAGCTCTCGCAATGACAGGTCTTCTTGACTACAACTCAGCACTATCAAACAACACCAACCTAACTGTTGACGATACAGGCAATACCTTCGCAGGTACCCTATTCGGACGCATCAAGGTCTATGTTGATCCATATTCTATCACGAATACGGATTATGTTGTGGTTGGCTATAAGGGATCGTCACCATATGACGCTGGTCTCTTCTACTGCCCATACGTCCCGCTACAGATGGTTCGTGCTATTGACCCTGACAACTACCAACCAAAGGTTGGATTCAAGACTCGCTACGGCATGGTCTCAAATCCATTCGCAGGTGGTTCAAACACAGGACTTAACGGTGCTATTACGACAAATACAAATGTCTACTACCGCAAGTTCGCTGTGTTGAATGTCAACCAGTAATATTATTGCCAATTAATAGAAATATTAAGGCAAGTGATACGGGGAGGTCTGTAAAAGGACCTCCCTTTTTTATTGCTCGCTATAAATATGCATGAGGTGCGCAATGCAATCATTCTACCAATTCATAAAAGAATCTTCTGACCTGGAAAAGTACAGGAAAGAGGCTCTATACCACATAAAGCATAATTCTTCTCACTGGGCTAATATGGCTTCTAGTAGTCTTGACACAAAGATACACAAAGTCCATGCAATAGGTTCTGTGGTGGACAAGAAAAAATTCAGAGAGGATTCTGATGTCGATGTTGCTTTTCATTATCACGACCCATCAAAACCAATTGGTCTAGACAGAGAAGCAAGCGAGAAATTTCAAGATGAAATGGTTCGCCAGCCTCACCATCATTTGGGAGTGATAAATACCTTGGTCTTTAACTCTCCCAAGAAAACCAAATGACAGTACTAAACCGCAATCCAATTAACACAGATTTATTGCAAAGTACAAAGTTTCAGGTAAACTTTGGAAGGCTTCCTGGTGTTACATACTTTTGTAATAGTGCTAATCTGCCAGGATTGTCATTAACTGAAATTCCTATGCCTACACCATTCGTAGATTTGTATCTGCCTGGAGAAAAGGCAATCTACGACACATTTAACATTACATTTTTAGTCGATGAAGACTTGCGCGCATGGACAGAACTACATGATTGGATTAGGGGCGCGACATTCCCAACAAACTTCGAAGAGTATATTAATCTTGCAAGAACACAACCAAATGCAAATATTCGAAGCCCATACAATCGTCCACCAGTATATTCTGATGCTGCGCTGACAATCTATACAAACAAAAACAATCCAAATTTCAGAGTTAAGATGGTTGATGTTTTCCCAACAACAGTTGGTAGTTTGATGTTTTCTTCGGCTGATAGTGCAGAGAATATTATTACAGCAGATGCAACCTTTAGATTCTCTTACTATAACTATGAGAGAATTTGAGTAGTCCTTTCATCTACTACATAGTCTATTGTACCCGATTGTAATTACAGTGTCAAATATTGTTAGGGTTGCTTTTATTGTAGGATTATAGTACAATATATGCTCCTAACACTTATGCCTCTATACTATGGAAACACCACCACTTGAAGAAATAATGCGACAGTGGGAAAAAGACAGTAATGTCGATTCGACTGAGCCTGGTAAAGAAATTCTTCGCATCCCACTTTTGCACAACAAGTATAACAAATACTTGTCATTACACACGCTATCTGCACGCAAGTGTTCCTTTGAATTTGATAAAACCAAAAAACTCAAATGGATGTATTACAATGGCAAACTTGACCAAACCGAACTTGATAAACTTGGCTGGGAACCATTTCGCTTTACTCTCAAGTCGGACATTGCTGTGTATATTGATGGCGACGATGACCTGAACAAAATTAAGCGCAAGAAATCTTATCATGAAGAAACAGCAAAGTATTGCGAAAATGTCATGAAAGAATTGAACGCTAGGACATATCAACTGCGTGCATTTATGGACTGGGAAAAGTTCATTCAGGGTGCGAGATGATTTACACAAAAGACCAATATTTACAATTGATACAACCAAAAAAAGTATCATTTAATGAGTTTTCTAAAAAGATCTCAGTGCTTAACGGCAGTGACAAATCTGGGCAATTCGTTGTTCGTTGCACGCTTGATGAATTTATCAAGAAGGTGAGTAAGAAGCCTGGAGATAATCGACCACAGAATCTGCAATTGTACAAACAAAAACTTTATAAAGCATTAGTAGTTGAACCAGAAGTAACTTTATCGCAGTGGTTTGATAAAGTTGTTTCTGTAGATAAACCAATAGAACACTATTTTCAAATTCCGCACTCAGATAAAGTTTTTGTCAATGATACTTTCGTTGGCAGAACTCTATCAAAGTATGGTAGAATTAGCAAAAACATAAACTTCGAACAATTCTACAATACAAAAAAATTACATGCTAATGATTTTGAGTATATTTTCGGCTTGATGAAAGTTATGTTCGAAGATTTTAAGATTCGAAACAGTCTGGCATCACCTGCCTTTTTTGCTCATGTTCTAGAGATTGAGAACAGTGACTATAGTCGATTTTGGACTGACTTTATGTTTGGTTGCAATAAAGCCAGTATATTCAATCCAGTCACCTATAAAGCAATTATCGAAAATCTATTTGAAGGAGAGACGCTATTTGCTCCTTGTATGGGATGGAATGCCTATCAGATTGGATTTTATTCCACAAATTGGAAGAAATTTATAGCGACTGATGTAATACCCGAAGTTGTTGCAAATGGTAATAAACTTCATAAATATTGGTCAGAACACGATAATAATTTATTTGATTCTGATAGCAAACAGATTGACTTGTATCTATGTCCGAGTGAAAAATTACAAGAAAGATATAACTTTATTGAGAAGTACAGAGATCAAGTTGATGCGGTGTTGTTTAGTCCGCCATACTATGATCTAGAAATTTATCCAGGAGAAGAACAAAGTATCAATTCATATCCAAAATATACTGACTGGCTTTCTAACTATTGGGAACAAACAGTATTGACAAGCCTAGAAGTCATGCGCCCCAGAGCAAAATTTGGTTTTGTAATATCTAATTACAAAAATATCCAAGGCGAGTTTACTTCTATTAGCCAAGATATGAAAGCAGTCGCTGAAAAACATTTTAAGTTTCTCAAGCACTACAAAGTGCAATGGGCAGTTCAATCTAGTAAAAGACAACCAAAGAAAACCAGAAACGGCAATTTCGAAGATCTTTGGTTATTTGAGAAAAGATAAAATGATAGAGCATGTTGTTGTTGAAAAAGTAAATAACATTTATGCACAGGTTAATGCTGATGATGGTATCTTGCAAGAGATGTCAGAATTTTTTACATTCTCGACTCCAGGATATCAATTTTCACCAGCATTCCGCAATAAATATTGGGACGGCAAAATCAGGCTGTTGAATCTCCGTACCAAACAAATTTATGCAGGTCTCGAACGCTATATTCGAGAGTTCTGTAAGCAGAGGAATTATTCATATGAATTCGACGAAGAAAAGGAAGTCTTTCCGATCGACACGAAGAACCTTGCAACTGCTCTCTCGCTTTCGATGGAGCCAAGAGATTATCAGTATCTTGCGTCTAGCGTCGGACTTACAAAAAAAAGAACTGTACTCGTATCACCGACCGCGAGTGGCAAGTCGCTTATAATCTACATGATGATTCGCCACCTGTTGAACACAGGTAAGAAGCGCGGATTGCTAATAGTTCCAACGATTAATCTAGTCACTCAGATGTATAGTGACTTTGAAAACTATTCATCTAAGAATGGTTGGGATGTAAGTAAACACTGCCAAAAAATTTATGGTGGTGAAAGTAAAATTCCAGAAACAGATTTGATCATTTCTACGTGGCAGTCTATCTATGAGATGCCTAAGAAATACTTTGCGCAGTTTGATTTTATCATCGGTGACGAAGCGCACACGTTTAAAGCAAAGTCACTAACTGCTATCATGACTAAACTTATCAACTGTGATGTGCGTATTGGCACTACAGGCACACTCGATGATAGCAAGGTTAACAAACTTGTTCTTGAGGGATTGTTCGGTCCAGTCTTTAAAGTCATCACAACAAAAGAACTCATTGACCGCAAACAACTCGCCGACTTTAAGATCAAGTGTATTGTTTTAAAATATCCAGAAGCAGTTTGTAAAGCAGTTAAAGGATTTACTTATCCTGACGAGATGAACTTCCTGACGCAGCACGAAGGAAGAAATCAGTTTATCGTAGATTTGGCGTTAAATTTAAAAGGCAATAGTTTAATTTTATTTACTTATGTCGAGAAACACGGTAAAATACTATTTGAATCATTAACGAA